CTTCTTTATCACTTTTGCGTTTACTGTCAGCTTTTTCAAGATATCTTTTTGCCCAAGTTGGGTGTTTTGGGTCATCTAAATCATATGCACCATCATCGTCATCATCATCTTTTTTTGATTCTTCAACATATTCTTCTTGTTGGCCCATTAAACCAGCAGCAATTTCTTGTTTTTTTGCTTCAATGTGTGCAGAAACTTTATCATGGATAGCATTATAAAGGGAGTCTCTAAATGCTGTTCCATTGTCTTGGTAAGCATAATCTATTAAATTTGTAGTATCTTCATTAAACATTTTTTGTAATCTCCAATATATTATTCTATTTATAAAACACGCTTAATGCGGTCAAATGAGTTATAATCTTCTTGTTTAGCTTGTGGTGTTGGCTGTCCTGGTTGAGCAGGTTGTTCAATCTGTGCCATTAATTGTGCTTGCATAACTTGATTAGTTACTTCTACAGGAACATCAAAACCATCTTTCTTTTCTTGGTCAATTTCCTTTTGCATAGCAACAATATCAACATCATTAAGGCACAATACATTTCTTTGAATCCATGCTTGAGAATAATATCTTCCAGTATATGGGTCGACTTGACTCAACAACCCCAATCTTTCTTTCATTAGTTCAGCATTCTTCATTTCAGAGAAGTTATTATCCATAATAAAATCATAATGAATGTGTTCTTTAAAATCATCCCATTCTTCTAGAGTACAAATTCCTTTAAAGATGCATTGTGCACGTAATGCTTGATTAAATATATCAGAGAATTTATTTCTCATTCTATCAATAAATTTAGCAAACTTTAATTCATCTCTTGTTACTTCTGAAATACGACCTAAAGAGAATCCTTGATTTGGTTCTAATCTTGAAACTGGAACATTTAATGCTTTATAGAGTTTCTTTTCAAAATATTTAACATCTTCTAATTCACCTAGATTTTGTCCACCAGGTAATGTAGTAATTTCTGTACCTTTACCACCTTCTCTACGTGGTAACCAGAAATCTTCCATCATAGACATGAATTTTCTATCATCACGAATTTCACCAGTTGCAGCATCATATACAAGTTTATTTTTATATTTTGCCATAATATCACGAAGATATTGTTCTGCTTTCAACTTAGGTAAATTACCAACATCAATATAGAAAATTCTACGTTCTGGTGCTCTTGATATACGATAGATGACTGTTGCATCTTCTATCATACGTAATTGGTTGAGTGGTTTAATTGCTTTATGAAGATAAGACAATACCACTGCTCGTCTAGAATCCATTAGACCTGAAACGACATTAATAATAGAATCTGTTGTGATTCTAACACCAACTGGTCCATAATTTGAAGATGAACCTGAAACAACTTTATCATTAAAGATATAGTATTCATTGATGACATTCATTACATCAACGCCAGTTCTTTCATCTTTCTTTTTCTTTATTTCCCTTACTTTTTTAAGTTTTCTAGGGTCAATATATCTTAATTCTTTAATCCCTTCTGTAGGATTATCTTTGTCGATGATTATATGATAATACATTTTTCCATCAATATAATATCTACGGAAAATATCTTGTGCCATATTTTTATAATTTAATAGGCGTAAAATAGTTTCAAATTCATCACGAATTGCTTTTTTAATTTTGTCTGGTTGTTTTAAAGCATCTAAAACAATCTCAGTAATTCTTCCATCATCATCTTGGCTAATTGCTTCATTAACAATATCATCAAGTGCTGATTCTATTTCTGGCTGCATTGCCATTTCTCTATAACGAGAAATTAATTCAACTTCATTTTTAGCAGTACCATCCATGTCCACATATGTGCCATAATATGCTGCAGACGTAATTGTGAGTGCACCATCATCATTTGATGGTGGTGAGAATGATTGCTGTGAATTATCTTCTTCCCCATCTTGTTTACGAGAAAAATTAAATCCAAAAAGTGAAAATTTACTATTAGCTGCCATATCTTTTCTTTTCCAAAATAATAATCAAAATAGGGAGAATAAAAATTCTCCCCGTAAAATAATAAAAATCAAGTAGTTGTAGAAGATTCCCAGTACTGGTACGAGAATGTTGCTGAAAATTCTTCTATTGAATCATTAGAACCCCAATCCAAATCAATTGGAGCAATATCTACTGGAAATAATCCAATAAAGTTATATGATTTTAGTACATCACCTTGTTTACCATATTGAGTAACCAAAGCATCAACAGTATATGCTGAAGGGCTAGAACTTCCACCAGCTTCACGTACATTACCTACATGTGAAGCAATACCATTAGACCATGATTCTAGTGCATTGCGAATGGTAAAATCTTCATCATTGATGATTTGAAGTGACCAATCAGCAAAAGTTCTATTACCTGCAAATTTAAGTTCACGACCAAAATAGTACATTGGTACTACTCCAGTAGATGAACCAGGTAATTGTGCAGATTTGGCCATAAAGGTTGTTTTAGAACCTGCGACTGAACCATTTGCAACCCATGCTGGGAAGGTTAAAGTTACTGAAAATAAATTAGGACGAGCACCGTCACCAATTAAATTTGACCTGAATTCTGATACATTAAATGTCATTAGTTTCTCCTATTTCTATATTTATAATCAGAATTTACCAACAACTTCTGAGAAATTAACACCAGTACCAACTGCTATAAAGTTCAATTTAATAAAATTAATTGAACGAGCTGGTTTAATGTATATATCTCCGATAAATTGATTAGTATCAATAATATAACCAGTATTATTTGTAGTATCACAAACAACCTTAAAGTCAAAAATACCTCTTCTGCCTTGAACATCACGCAAGAAGGGGGATACTAAAGAAATAAACTGAGCACGAGTAAATTCATCATTGAATTCAAATAAAGAATATTTAGCAGCACGAGCAATTGCTTTTTCTAGAACGATAAACAATCTACGAACATTGATTCTATCAAATGCTGATGGTTTAGCTTGAAGTGTTTTGTCTCCATATAAGATAATTCCATTTCCAGGAAAAGAAACTACAGGATTAACACCTTGTTGATAAAGAATATCACGAGATTGTTGATTTGGATTCCAAGCTAATTTCACAGCATTTTTAATATTGCCACGATTATAACCAGCAGGAGACCACCAAGGGTCACGGATAGCATCAGTAAATGCACATAAACCAGCAATATCACCGTTCATTGGAACCCAACGATAAACATTGTTGTATTTGTCAAACATATATTTCCAACCACTATCAACAACAGCATATGAAGTTGAACGTTTCAAACCAGCAGTTGAATCAAATATAGTTGCATCATCATTCAACCAAGATTGAATATTTAATACTTCATTACCTTTTTGATTAACGACAGCAGCTCTAGGTGGTGAAAGAAATGCGATAGAATCACCAGAACGACCAACTAAACTACCTGCTGGTGTTACAAGATTGTCAATGATATGTTGTTGAACTTGAGCACTAGCATCACCAGTAATAAACAATGACACATCAACGGAATCTTTATTTGAAAATAAATCAAATGCATCAATTAAGTCAGCTTGTTCAACCGCAGCATCAGAACCACCTGAAAGACGGAATGCTGTATTTCCTGTTACTGATGATATTTTAGCAAATGTTGTATTAGATGAAGTTGTGCCCCAAGTAACATTGGTATTAGCATAATCAACTGGGTCAGTTGCATAGATGTAATGTGATTGTGCTGCAATTACATTTTTATAATAAGTAGAAACTCCATTGTCATCTTTAGCATCATATGCTTTAGATAGATAAGGATAAACTTCTAATACACTTCCTTTGTGACCAGTGATAGCACCACCAGCATCGGTTACAATGATGTGAATTTCATCATTAGCACCACCAGCATTAGCTACTGATGTTGAAGTAGATGTAACACCATTAAAATAACCAGAATAATCCCAGTTAGTAAATAGAGTAGTATTTGCAGAATCCCAAACATCTACATTAATGGAGTTACCTAAAGAACCAGAATATCTAGCTGCAAATGCACCATATAAACCATCATTATCAGAATGTAAAACTTCATCATTATAAAATGATTTATTAGGAATTGATTGTCCTATTGGTGCTGTATTAGCGGTAGCATTTAAACAATTAGCTTCATTTATTGCTCTAACTACTCTTAAATCATTACCATAAGCTAAGAAACTAGAAGCTGTAAGGAATGAAATAGCAGTGTTGCCATTAGGTGCACCGAAAGTAGCTGCGAGTTGATTTTCATCGGTAATTGGATAGATTTCGTTGGCAGGACCCCAAACAAAATTTCCAGCAAATGCACCAGTAGAGGAAGATACCGAAGGAACTACGGTTGTTAAATCAACCTCGGATACACTTACACCTGGAGATAACAGAATTGCCATATTTTTTCTCCTAAATTAAATTACGTTGTTATTGGTAGAATATATAATTACCATATTCTTATTTATAAAAAATATGTTTTACATACTTCTAAGTAATTCTTTAAAGAAACCACTATAAACATCTCCACTACTAGTAGTTTCCCATACATCGCCATCAATTACTTCAAAGGTGTGTCCTCTACCATCTTCTATTATTGGTGCTGGAAGACTTTCATCATCTAGCTGATTCATATTTTCTAATTGAATCTGTTTTCTTATATCATGTGATACAATATCTTTAAAATATTTCTGTGTCGATAACCACCCAAATAAGACCAATGACATAACCAAATCATCATGTGAATCTGATTCAGCTGCAAAAGATGTTTTATTTGCGACAAAAGTAGTTAATTCAGATACTGTTTCAAAATCATTAATAATTAATTTATCACCTTCAATCAATGTTTTTAAGTTTGAACATCCAATTCTTTTAACTGCTGGTGACATTTTAATCCCCATTTGAACACCTCGTCCAAATCCAGCAGAAAGTTGTTGTGGTTTTTTATTACCAGTAAAGATTTTGAATAAATTTTCATATTCTAAATCTTGATGAATTACATCAGCAACTTGTGGGTTATTATTTATTTCTACTAATATATAGGCATCATTATATAAACGTGCAGCATTATATATAACTGTTGGAAATAATATTGGAGAAATGTTAGCATTTTTATATGTAGCTACTTGCCTATATGGTGTTGATGATATATCAATTACAGAAAATGCAGAAGCATCCATATTTCTACCTTCTGATACATCAACAGTTATACAATATAAATGGTCTTTTATAGTATCATCATCTCCTTTTATAGGATATTCAAATATATTAGTGTTGTCATGTATAGCAACAGCATCATTAAATGTTAATTGTTGTAATTTTTTACCGGATATTAGTGTATTAGAACTTCCTAAAAATGTACAATTAAACTCTTGTTCAAAGTTATGTTCACCAATATTCTTTTTTGTTTCAATTTCCCATTCTTCATCACGACCAGGAACTTGTGACCAATGTACTTCAAAATTCTTATAACTATTCCGTTCATTAATAGCATCCATCCAAATCTTATAAAACAGATTCATGCCATTTGGTGTTGATACGATAATAATTTTAGTCTTAGTACCTGATGTAATTACAGGATAAACTGATTGCATAAACTCATTAGCGATATTTGATGGAACAAATGCAAATTCGTCAAGGAATACGATGTTATATGAACCAGACCGAGCGGCTGAAGATGATGTTGATGAAGCTACAATTTTTGAACCATTTTCTAATTCAATGAAGCTTTTGTTCCAAGTAATAATTCCTTGTTGCAACCAGATGGGTAAATTCTCATAAGCTAATTGT